GCCGTTCCTCAAATACAACATATACGAATACGACAGGTAAGCCGATTCAAATTATGGTCCTAACCCCGAGTTGGAATAACGCAGGATCTTTCGATTTACTCGTAGACGGTATTACAGTCATGTCAATTGGTAACCAAGATGGTTATAACCAATCAAAACCTACTTCTGTACTTATTCCCAACGGATCTACATATAGAGTAAATGGCAGTTTTCAAAAATGGAGTGAATTACGATGAAATATTTTAGAAATCAAAACACTGGCGAAGTATTTGCATTTGAAGCAGATTTAATTGAAATGACGACTGAAGAAATTGATCGCCATCTTAATCCACAAAACTATCTTTCTGATGAAGAAAAAGAACAGTTGCGACTTGCTGAATTTAAGCCTCTTACAAGACGCCAATTTAAGCTTGCGCTCCTTCAGTATGAGTTGTTAGAAAAGGTAGAACAATCTATAGCAGCCATTGAAGATCCAGCGCTAAAAACACGAGTTCAGATTGAATATAACGAATCAGAAAAGTTTGAGCGTGCAAATGATTCAGTCAAATATATGCTTACTCTTTTAGATATTTCTAATGATGAAATCGATGAAATGTGGCGCTATGCAATGACACTTTAAAGTAGGGGATTAAGTTCATTTGTATATAACTGATATACAAACCTTACAACATGACTTAAAAACTTCAATTTGTAAGCCTGTGATCTGAAAACTAACCAGATTACAGGCTATTTTTATGGCTCAAGATTATCACCATGGTGTCCGAGTTTTAGAACTCAATGATGGCACCAGACCAATACGAACAGTATCAAGTTCCGTCGTTGGTATGGTATGTACTGCATCCGATGCAGATGCAACCAAATTTCCTTTAAATACACCCGTATTACTTACAAATGTTCAAGCTGCTTTAGACAAAGCAGGGGATCAGGGAACATTAGCACGCTCACTTCAAGCGATTGCTGATCAAACTAATCCTGCCACCGTAGTTGTACGTGTAGAACAGAAAGCTGATGCTGCAGAACAAACGTCCGCAATCATTGGCGGTTCAGTCAACGGTAAATATACGGGTATGAACGCCTTGCTTGCAGCTGAAGCACAGCTAGGCGTAAAACCACGAATTTTAGGTATTCCCGGTCTTGATACCTCTCCAGTATCCGTTGCATTAATCGCTTTGGCTCAAAAGCTACGTGGGTTCGCTTATGTCTCTGCAAATGGCTGTGAAACCAAAGAAGAAGCTCAAGCATACCGCCAAACTTTTGGTGCACGTGAAGCGATGGTGCTATGGCCAGACTTTCTTGGCTTTGATACTGCGACAAATTCTTTATCAACTTTTGATGCAACTGCTCGAGCACTTGGCTTACGTGCAAAAATTGATAATGAAACAGGTTGGCATAAAACACTGTCTAACGTTGCAGTTAATGGTGTGACAGGCATTAGTAAAGATGTCTATTGGCAGTTGCAAGATCCCGACACTGATGCAGGCTATCTCAACCAGAATGACATCACCACTCTAATCCAGCGCGATGGTTTCCGCTTTTGGGGTTCACGAACTTGTTCTGAGGATCCTTTATTCGCATTTGAAAACTATACGCGTACTGCACAAATCCTTGCCGATACGATGGCCGAAGGGCATATGTGGGCTGCCGATTTAGCACTTACACCAGGTCTTGCACGAGATATTGTCGAAGGTATTAATGCAAAAATGCGTGAAATGACTCAAAGCAATTATTTGCTGGGCGGAGAATGTTGGTTAGATCCTGACATTAATACAAAAGAAGTCATTAAGTCAGGCAAGTTCTATATCGACTATGACTACACACCAGTACCACCACTTGAAAACCTAGTATTACGCCAACGAATTACAGACCGTTACTTGGTCGACTTTGCGTCGCGTGTAACAGCAGGATAAGGACTAGATCATGGCTCTACCAAGTAAATTAAAACTCTCAAACTTATATAACGAAGGTAATTCATATCTTGGCCAAACTGGTGAAGTCACTTTACCGAAGCTAACACGTAAATTAGAAAATTGGCGAGGTGGTGGCTTAAACGGCAATATCAAATGGGATGCAGGTCTCGCAGATGATGCAAACGAGATGACATGGAAACTCGGTGGTATTGATAAGCTCATCTTAAAACAATGGGGTGCAGCCACTATTGGTGCTATCGGTTTACGTTTTGCTGGCTCATATCAGCGTGAAGACACAGGAGAAGATATTGCAGTCGAAATCGTAATGCGTGGCCGTCATGAGGAAATTGATTTCGGTAATGCGAAAGCTGGCGACGATACTGAAACCACAGTAAAGACTATTTGGTCTTACTACAAGCTATCTATCGATGGCGAAGTCATTATCGAGATTGATATTCCTGGTGTTAAAGAAATCGTCAATGGTGTCGATATGCTCGAAAAACACCGTGCCAATTTAGGTTTAGCTTAAGTTTCCATCCCTCTGCTCATACATCATGGGCAGAGTTTTTTAATTTTTTTTGGAGTAACAACATGAAAACTTTAGAGCAAGTAGAAAACACTGCAATTATTAACCCTGATATTCAAACAGTAGATTTAGAAAAGCCTTTAATGATGGGGAGTTTAGAAATTCCGTCCTTAGAGATCCGTAAGCCTAATGTCCAAGCATTACAGGGCGTAAAAATCGCAGATCTTCTACAAGGTGATGTAACTGCGGCTTGTACTGTTCTTCCACGTATTTGTTCACCCGAACTCACTAAAACTCAGATTAACCAACTTGAGCCAGCGGATCTCGCTCAAATTTGCGGAGCAATTATTCTTTTTTTGCAACCGAAGTCAGCGCGTGTTCAAGTATTACGCCAACAGTAGATGATGCGATGGCTAATATTGCGGTGGTTTTTCACTGGCCACCGCAAGCTTATGCAGATATGTCACTTTATCAACTGATGCAATGGCATCAAAAAGCCATTGATCGCAATGGAAACGATGCCACATGAAACCTTTAAAACTCGAAGTCCTTTTTGGATCTAGAGACAACTTAAGCCCCGCACTTAAACTCATCATTGGCAGTAGTAATGCTGCTGCTAATGCATTAAAAAATGCACGTGATGAAGTAAAAAGACTCAATGAACAGCAAAAGCAGGTTGATGGGTTTGTTAGACAAAAAAAAGCGACTGAAGATAGTGCTAAGGCTTTAAAAGATGTGCAGGAGCGCATTAAATCTTTACGCCAAGAAATGACGACCAATCCTTCAGATAAAATTAGCAAAGATTTTGATAAGGCTACAAAAGAAGCGAAAAAGCTCAAAGATGCACATTCACAAAATCAAGCCAAGCTTCAAGAGTTGCGTAATGAATTAAAACAAACAGGTGTTTCTACTAGTAATTTAGCCGATCATCAGTCGGAATTATCTAGAAAGATAACAACTGCCAACGCATCTATCGATAATCAAAAAAAGAAGCTTGACAGCCTAAATCGCATCCAAAAATCGCATAGCAATATATCTGGCAATGTACGAACTGCAGCATTATATGGTGCGGGTATGACTGCAACAGGTGCAGCTGCCCTTTATCAGATGCGTAAACCAATTGATGAATCAAAGCGTGTCGATATTGAGCAAAATAGGATCGGTGCATTAGGGCTTGGTAAAAAATCAACAGAAGAGGCTATCCAATATGCGAGATCTCTGAAAACTTTTGGCACCTCGACTCTAGATAATTTACAACTAGTTCGAGATGGTGTAACAGCTTTCGCTGACGTTCATCATGCAAAACTAGTAGCACCAATGTTAGCAAAAATGAAATTTGCTAATGAAGCTATGTTTGGGCAAGAACATGGTGCAGAAAAAGAACAACAATTTATGGATATGCTTAAAGTTATTGAATTAAGAAATGGTCTTAAAAGTGAATCAGCTTTTAAAGAGCAGGCCAATATTATTCAACAAGTCATCACAGCAACAGGTGGACGCGTTCAAGCAAATGAATGGCTTGATGCAATTAAAACGGGTGGTATTGCTGTTAAGGGACTAACTAACGAAGCCTTTTATTACAAAATGGAACCTATTGTTCAAGAGTTAAAAGGAGGAAGGTTTGGTAACTCGGCAATGTCTGCTTACCAAAACATCTATCAAGGTAGAACTACACAGAGAGCTGCAAGAAATTTAGATAAATTAGGATTAATTGGTGATTATTCAAAGGTTCATCACAATAAAACTGGGGATTTATCCTATCTAGATGTCGGCGCAATTAAGGGTGCTGAAATTTTTAAAAAAGACCAATTTGAGTGGATGGAGAAAATTTTGCTGCCTGCTTGGCTGCAAAAGGCATCACGACTAAAGATAAAATTCATGATGCAATAGGAGGCATATTTACAAATAGAAATGCATCTAGCTTATTTACAACTA